CAATCTTGTCCACAGATCCACTCTCTGGTTCATAACTGATACTAACCCCGTTGAATTCCTTTCGTCCTCACTACCCCACAATATCGATCGTAACCCCCTCAAGAAGTCACCTCGCACACCGTCCTTCGTGATAATCATCTTCAAGAACTCACCATACACCTTACTCTGATGCGACTTCCTACGATTAGTCTCAAAACCATAACTATCGAGCAAGTCTAAGTAATTACTTACCGGAACACGAGTATCTAAGTGGACATCGTCACCTAACACCTCCAATTCTGACACAGCTGCCCCTATCCCCAGATCTTCAATCGCCACCTTCTGCAGGGCAAGGTTAACGATTGAGTTTAGGAACGTCGTCCACCTCAGTCCACTGGCCAAACCGTTTACTATTCTTCGGCCTAACAAGTAACTGTTATTGATGAACATCGTCGCGTCTCGCGAGAAAGAGGAAAGATATGGATCAATAATGCTTAACCAGTCATTCAGACTATCTAAAGCAATGTTGACCATCTTGTGATCCATTCCCTCGTCCCATCCCGAGAAATCGACATCTGTGTTGTTCGAGATACCGAGTGACATGTTCTGCATGCACTGTAACCAGAATCGCATCTTCGAACCTTCGTCGTAGTAATTGTACAAACCCTTCACCTTCGATAAACTCTTATCAATGCAGTACGAAACATAGGCCATGGATAGATAGCTCGGTGTGTCAGTTAAAATCACTAACCTAACCGCCCCAGGCTCCTCTTTCTCTATATACGAGAAGTCAGCTCGTTTACGTTCAACACTGTCAAAATATATCTTTAGTATTTGGTCTGTAGTCTTACTATATGACCAAGAACCCTTTGTTTTCTTAAATCCCTTCATCACCTCTTCTTTACGATCAGTAGCGCCAGAGGTGGCCCAAAGTGTTCTTTCGTCAACGAAAGTTTCAAAGTCGATACTCCTATCAGATCTGATTTGATTCACAATGTTTTTCACATGGTGAGAAAATCGCTCATAAAAGTATTCGGTCTTGTTGCTCTCCGTAAATAACCATTTTTCCAGACGCGGTGCGTGGTAAGCCTTGAACATTTCTTCACGCTTATCAGGTAGCACACTCAGCTTATTAAACAGCGTGTACAACCCCTTCAGTTCGTGAACCTTACCCTCAGCAGCTTTCAAGGCCACCGAAAACGACGCGTAGATATCGTTTACCCTCACTTTTTCCTTGTTTATATACCTTGAGAATATAGAGAAAGACTTCTCTATTATCTCCGCCTTGTCACCAAGCTTGAGGTCTCTAAGACAATGACAGACGTAATCTAGGACGTTAGCATCTTTATACTTACCAGCACCGAACCGTCTACTTCCTATAAGACGACCAAACTCCGAAAAGGCAAAGAACTTCGACGTTAAATCTTTTCTAAGAAAATTAGAAAACCTAACAGTCCACTCTACCTCTTTCGGTTCTGATAAGTCGGGCAACAGCCCCCTCGGCCAGGCACTGTCTAGTTTTCCGGCTCGAAGCCGAGACCGCGTATACCAACTGCGGTATTACCAAAACTAGCTGCAGCTTTAGCCGTAACCATGGCTCCCGCACTGCCCATACCTATAGCATCCGGTATCATTACCTCTGGCATGTTCCATCTTGGATTTGAATACACCGATGATATACCTAAAAACAATGATTGACCCTCTACAATGTTAGAAACACTCAAATACGGTAGTTCGATGACGAAAGGCAGATCACTCTTCGTTCCAAAGAACCCCATGTTTTGTACTCCTTGATTTATGTACGCGTATCTCAGCGCCTGACCTAAAGCCGCGTCTTCCCAGGACATCGAAATCTCATCAAATATACCGTTACCAAGTATAGAAATCTTGAACGAAGTAAGGTCTGAGAATGCTATCACCGTATTGTTCAGGTCGAAATTCGTCGCAGTTGTCAGCTTTGATATCTTTGTTCTATTATACCTGGCCGCATTCCAATTCTTGGCATTGTTGGCTTCGTACAGCATCATTTGTTTGGCAGATAACACACCGTTAACAGGGTCTGGAAATGAGACGTCATACATAGCACCGCTCAAGTCTGT